CCACAGCTGATCGCCAACACCCGAGTCGTTGTCACCTTTGAGGTTGAGTATTCCGGTTCTGGTACTGCAGGCGTTGCGCCCAAGTACGACCCGATTTTGCGCGCTTGTGGCATGAACCCCACAACCGTTGCAGACACGTCAGTTACCTACGTTCCGCGGTCTACTGGGTTTGAGTCCTGCACCATTCACTACGACACCGACGGGATTCGTCACATCGTTACTGGTTGCCGGGGCACCTTCACCATCAGCCTGAACGCAAACCAAATCCCCGTTTTTAACTTCACGATGACGGGGCAGTACAACGCTCCGACCGATACGGCATCTCCCACGCTGACCTTCAGCAATCAGGCTGACCCTGAGATCTTTAACGATACCAACACTGTCGGCTTCACTCTGTTTAGCGAAACAGGTCTTGCACTTCAGTCTGCTGAAATTGACCTGGGTAATGAGGTTGTCTACCGCGAGCTGGTTAATTCCACAAAAGAGGTTTTGATTGTTGACCGCGCCGCTACGGCCAACTTCGTCATTGAAGCGCCAACTCTGGCAACTCATGACTTCTTCGCTGATTCCGTCGCTGGCACCTCCGGCAACCTCAGTATTCAGCACGGCGATACCGCTGGCAACATCATCACTCTGACCTCGCCTACTGGCGGTCTGTCGCTCGGCAACCCGACCTATTCAGAGGATCAGGGGCTTGTGATGTTGAACATCCCGACTACTATGGTCCCCAGTGATTCGGGCAACGACGAAATCTCGTTGGCCTTTACCTGATCTGTATGGCCTTCGTCCTTAAAAAGGTCTCTTCCTACAAGTGGCCTGTCTCCGTCGATGTTCCTGTCGATGGTGGCAAGTTCAAGAAAGAGACCTTTACGGCCGTTTTCAAAAAGATGAGCCGTTCAACCTTCAATGATCTGATTGAGCAAGGTGAGGAGGCCTTGGTCTCTGAGATCGTTGAGGGTTGGGAGGGCATTAAGGACGAAGACGGTGACGCAGTGCCCTACAGCGATCAAGCTTGCCAGCAGCTTTTGGATGATCCCTACGTCCTCCGGGCGATCATCAATGCTTACTCTGAAAGCCTGAGCGGAGCCCCCGCAAAAAACTAAAAGACGCCGCTAAGCATTGGTGCGAAGGCGGCGGAGTCTTTGAGCAGAGCACGCAGGAATTGTTAGATCAGGGTATGGACCCTGGCGAGATCAACGCAATGCGTAAGGCTCGCAAGACCGAAGAGTTTGAGATTTGGGAAGAAAACTGGGAAGCTTTTGGCCTGTTTCTGCAGTGTCAAACCCAGTGGCGCGTTTCTATGAGTGGGCTCGTCGGGCTTGATTATTCGGCTGTGGCTTGGATCCTTAGACTGTACGAAGTAGAGGATCAGCGCCTGACGCTTGAAAAGCTGCAGGTGATTGAGGCTACTGTCCTGCAGGTGATGCATCAAAAAGGCTCTGGGTAATGGCTCAAGACGCGCTCATCAGGATCAGGGCCAAAGTCTCAGGTCAGGCTGAGGTTAAAGCCCTAGAGCGTCAGTTCAAACAAACCCAGACTCAAACCAATGCACTCAAGCAAAGCTTTGCCGGGCTGCGCAATGCTTTAGCTGGTGTTGGCGTTGCGTTTGCTGCATTTCGTGGGCTTAAGTTTGCCGTCATTAAAACTGCAGAGCTAGAGACTCAAACCAGAAGCCTGCAAGTTCTGACTGGCAGCCTTGAGAGCGCCAAGGGCATTATTTCAGAGCTGCAGCAGTTTGCTGCTGTAACGCCCTTCACCAGCTCAGAGCTGATCGAGACTTCAAAGCGCCTAAAGGCGTTTGGTGTCGATACTGAAAATCTGGTCGATACCGTCAAGCGGCTTGGCGATGTTTCAGGCGCCACTGGCGCTGATCTAAGTGGCATCGCGACTGCATTTGGCCAGATCCAAGCGAAAGGTCGCTTGCAAGGTGAGGAACTGCTGCAGCTGCAGGAACGCGGCGTTGCACTGGCTGAGGTTCTAAAAGAGGAATACAACCTCACTGGCGAGGAGTTCAGCAAAGCGCTGCAGAAAGGCCAGATTTCGGCACAAGCTGTCAATGTCGCTTTGATCAAACTGACTGAGACGGGCGGCAAATATGCAGAGGGTGCAATTTCTCAGTCGGACACGCTCGCGGGCAAGTTCAGCACTCTGCAAGACAATATCCAAAAGATTGCAAGGTCAATCGGTGAACTGTTGTCTCCGGCGTTGAAGGGCGCCTTGGATTTGCTGAACGGCTTGATTTCTAGGCTGTCGGATTTCCAGTTTGGCTTGTCAAATGTGCAGGTCCTTCTGGCTAAAACTGCTATCGCCACAGGCTTTGAGAGTCAAGGCTTAGACAACTTACAGACTGCAATTGACAGCATCAATCTTGGCCTAATCCAAAACGAAGCACAAGCCAAAAACGCACAGGCTGCGATTGACGGCATTTCAAATGCTTTAAGACTGGTCTCGTCCGACCCGCAGGCCCGGGATCGTAATTATCCAGCAATCAGCAGCTTGGTTGACCAGCTTGATTTCCTGCGCACAACATTACGGGCAGTGCGTCAGGAAGGGTTTGCCGCTCCAGGCGGCGGTGGTGGTGGTTTGCAGTTACCTGCTTTGACTGCTGGCACTGTTGATAAAGAACGCAAAGGCCCTCGTCAAAAGTCAGTTGAGGATTTTGTCAAAGGTGCTTTAGACCCTGCTGTAAAAGCTGAGCAAGCATTTGCCAAGCAGGTCATTGACATTGCGCGAGCTAATGAGTTGTTGCAAGCTCGTTTAGACGGCACAGAGCGCGAAGAGACTGTGCTGCAAAGCATCAATAGCATTATTGAAGGCGCAGGCATTAAAGACGCAGAACGTGCTCAAAACGCTCGTGATACCCTGCAAGTCTTGTTTGATCAGAAAACTGCGCTAGAGGATCAGATCACTGCGCAAGAGGAACTTACAAAAGCCCAGGAGGACGCAGCCGCCAAACTCGACCAGCTTTATAGCTCGATCGGTAGCAGCATTAGTAATGGCATTGTCAACACCTTGGGTGCTGCTGTTGATAAAACACAGTCTTTGCGAGATATAGCCTCAAACACTCTTAAAGACATCGCAAACACGCTTTTGAAATTTGGCGTGAACACTGCTTTGGGTTCAATTCCAGGTTTGGGCAAAGTCTTTGGTAGTGCTTACGGTAACGTCTTTGAGCAAAATAAAATCGTTCCCTTTGCTCGTGGTGGGATCGTCAATAAGCCCACGATCTTCCCATTGGCTAACGGTGCAGGCCTTATGGGCGAAGCTGGCCCTGAAGCAATCCTTCCCCTTAAGCGAGGCCCCAGCGGCAGGCTTGGCGTAGAGGGCGGCGGCGGAACCAGCGTTGTTGTCAATGTGGATGCAACAGGCAGCCAAGTGCAGGGCAATCAACCTGACGCTTCTCAGCTGGGCCGTGCCATTGGGGCTGCAGTGCAGGCAGAATTAGTTAAGCAGAAGCGCCCTGGAGGCTTGCTCGCGTAATGGCTACTTTTACCTATTCTCCTAGCTACGCAATCACTCAACAAAGCCAGCCCCGCGTGCGTACAACGCAATTCGGTGATGGCTACAGCCAGCGCTTGCGTTATGGGTTAAATACTGACCCCAAAGTCTGGAACCTTAGATTTGAGATACGGACTGATACTGAGACAACTAATATCACTGATTTTTTAGAAGCTAGAGGTGGCGCTGAGTCTTTTGATTGGACGCCGCCGCGTGGAAGCGCAGGCAAATACATTTGCACAGACTGGAGCGTCACTATGGTCAATTACAACAACAACGCGATCACTGCGACATTTGTGGAGGTGTATGAACCATGAGCGAGATGTTTCAGGAGCTGCTTAGCTCCAACCCCTACGCGATCATTGAGCTGTATGAGCTGCACTTAGATCAAGAGCTGCATGGCAGCACTGAGATTGTGCGCTTTCATGCTGGGGTTAACGAGCTGCAGTTTCCCGATTCAATCCTTTGGCAAGGTCAGCCATATCAGCCTTTACCCATTGAGGTCGATGGGTTTGAGTACAACGGTACTGGTCAGCTCCCGCGCCCAACAGTTCGTGTCTCCAACCTGTTAGGCAGCATTTCGGCATTGTTGCTTGGCGTCAATGAGATCACCCCAGGCAACGATCTGACTGGCGCAAAATTTATCAGGATCAGGACGTTAAGCCGTTTTCTTGACCCCAAAAATTTCCAGAGCCAAGTTAATCCCTACGGCACCCCCGCGAATGAGGAGATGCCGCGTGAGATTTACTACATTGACCGCAAATCAGCAGAAAACCGCGAATTTGTTGAGTTCGAGCTGGCCAGCGTATTTGATTTGGCTGGCGTCAGGGCGCCCAAGCGTCAGGTAATTTCGAACATCTGCCAGTGGAAATATCGCGGTGCTGAATGCGGCTACACCGGCACAAATTACTTTGACGAATATGACAACCCTCTGGGGTCAAGCCCCGCGACTAACTTCAACACAACCTCGTTTGGCAATGATCTGTCCGCTGGTCAGACGCTGAATGAAGGAGATGCGCTGGTTTCATCAAATGGCTGGTTCCGCACGTTGATGCAAAGCGACGGAAACCTTGTGACATACCAGAAAAATGGTCAGGTCGTTTGGGCGTCAAACACTGCCTATGGCGATGGCACATATACAGCCGTAATGCAAACCGATGGCAACTTTGTCATCTACAACGGCGGCTCAGCAATTTGGGCAACCAATACCCCGGCTCAAGCGGTATTGAGCAGCATTACATTTATCGACTGGTATCCGGTTGATGTGCAATCGGGACGCTCTGGTGGCTTTGGTTATGAATGTGTCGGCGCAAGTCCTTTTGCAGCAGGTTTGACGACTACAAGAACACAATCTTTCACGCTTGGTAGCCGCTCAATCACGGTGGAATTTGAGTTCTACTCAACAGAACTGCCTGTCGATCATTACAGCGGCGCAACGTATGCCTGGAACGGGATTAATAGCGCAACGGTTACCGCAAGCTCCGGTACGTTTTACCAAGGAGAGGTGATCAACTTGGTGAAAACTTTAAGCTCAGGCAATCCTTTTAGAAACAAT